TGGTGAGTATATTTTCCAAGTAGATGCAGATGAAAAGTTTCACGAAAATCTACTGACGTACCTTCACGACATCGTAGACAACAATAAAGGAATAGATGTATTTTTAATTCCTCGTGTAAACATAGTAAATGGACTGACAGAAGAAGATATTCGCCGTTGGGGATGGCGGGTGAATGATAAGGGATGGGTGATGTTTCCCGACTATCAGACCAGACTATACCGTAACGATGATTTCATTTATTGGGAAGGAAAAGTTCACGAACGTATTGTTGGGTATAAAACAATGGCACCTTTACCAGACGAAGAAGAGTGGTGTCTGTATCATATTAAAGAAATTGAACGTCAACGCAAACAAAACGATTATTATGACACAATTACACGGTAAACAAGCACTGACCTATGATGACATTCAACTTATTCCGGCATATTCGGATATTGAATCTCGTCAGAATATTGACCTAACGACTAAACTGACAACTAATTATAGTATTAGCCTTCCGTTTGTTGCATCTCCGATGGATACGGTATGTGATAGTGAGATGGCAATCGCTATAGCAGAACTTGGTGGTATCGGTTGTATTCATCGGTTTATGACGATTGAACAGCAAGGTAAGGAAGTCGAAAAGGTTAAGACATACACCAGAGCGTATGAGAACTCAACTCGTCATGTTATGGCTGCAGTCGGTGCTAACGGTGACTATTTTGAACGCGCATTTGAGTTGGTCACAAAGGGTGCGAATATTATCTTGATTGACGTAGCACACGGATACCACAGTTTTGTTCGTGATGCACTAAGTAGACTGAAGAAGGAACTTCCGTCTAATGTAGATATAATCGCAGGAAATGTTGCGACGGGTAAGGCAGCATTAGCATTACAAGATTGGGGAGCAGATGCAGTTCGTGTTGGTATCGGTGGTGGTTCATTGTGTACCACTCGTATCAAGACGGGATTCGGTGTTCCAAATGTAACGTCACTTGAAGATTGTGCTCGTCAACTCTTCGTTCCAGTTCTTGCCTGTGGTGGAATCAGAAATAGTGGTGATATTGCAAAGGCACTTGGTCTTGGAGCAAGTTCTGTAATTCTTGGGTCATTGATTGCAGGAACCAAGGAAGCACCGGGAGCTATAATTGAAAAGTCAAATGGACTATATAAGCGGTATCGTGGAGCCGCATCGTTGGAAACGAAGAGTGTTCACGGACAAGCAACACGGAATGTGGAAGGAGAATCAACTATTGTACCTTTTAAGGGAAAGGTAAAGTTCGTCGTGGATGGACTTACGGATGGATTACGGTCAGCACTATCCTACGCTGGTGCACGAAATCTTGAAGAGTTTATCCCAGAATATGTGGTGGTCACCAACGCAGGTATGGCAGAGGCAAAACCACACTTACTATAACCGGAGGAGTTATGAGAAAGAATTTAGCAGTATTCTCATTAATGTTTCTTGGAGTAATAGGATTTAAGTCAGCAAAGTTAGTATATGTACCAGATGGAAGCATAATGTCGGAACCCACCCCAATTGAGCAGTTTATGGCACGTATCGCGTCAATTGAAACGCCGGGTGGTGGGTATCAAACAGTGAATAAATATGGAATGATGGGGCGATATCAGTTCAGTCCCGAAGCAATTAAGGCAGTAGGTATCAAGGTAACGAGACAACAGTTTTTACGGAACAAAGAGTTACAAGATACCGCTATGGTTCGTCTTATGGAGTTGAACGAACAGGAATTATCTGGATATATTGAACGATATGATGGTCGTATCGTCAAAGGAGTAAAGGTCACCCGAGCAAGTATTCTCGCAGGAGCACATTTTGCGGGAGCAGGTGGTGTCAAACAATTTTTAACTAACGACAATCATACGGGAACGGTGGACGGATTTGGTACATCGCTCAGAAAGTATATGTCATACTTCAGTAATTTTCATTTACCCCCAGTGGTATTTAAATTATTAGTTGAAACTGTAGACAAGCTCTACAGCTTCGTTACGGAGATTCGTGATGGTAACACAACAGAGGAAGAAGAGCAGTAATAAAGTATATTTTTCACAAGAAACAGAAGATGCTATAATAGCTTACAATAAATCAAATAGTGATGATGAACGTGAAATAATATTTAGAAGTAAAATTCAAGGACCGCTTGATAAGCTAGCAGAAAACGTTATCAATCGGTTCAAATTTCCATATATGGAGGGTACCTTCGACGAAATTAAGGCGCAGGTAGTCTCCAATAATAATTCCTATAAGGAAGAAAAGCGAGTGTTGTACTTCTCAGACCAAACAGAAGATTCATTCAGTCTAGAAGAAATGTTGGTTGTAGAACCAGATACAAGAGATTCTTCGGTAGATATGAAAGAATTTTTAAAGTTGTTGGTAGAATATTGGGAATTTAATCTTGACCGCTTTTTTAAAAAGAAACGAGATAAAGAAATAGCCGCTGCTATCGTAAAACTTATAGAACGTATTGATAATATAGACAATTTTAACAAAAAAGCCCTCTACCTGATGGTACGGGAAATGACCAATTACAAGACCGCCCACATTACCAAGGTCATTAATAAGATGCGACCCCAAATTTTGAAGATGCTTGGTGAATTCAGACGGTACGGACATTTATCAGACCCAACTCACTATTTCCAGTATAAAAAGTAAATCCTATCTATTTATAGTATAGGATTTTAGGGGGTTTCTATGGATATCAATTCCGAACTGTATGATGGGAAAAGTCTAGCAGACATTTTCACCGAAATACACAAAAATACCGACAGTAAACGGGCTCAAATCAACTCGTTTATTATGAAAATGGTCCAACTCATCCGCACTCCAGAAGATGCGGCTGTGATTGGACCTATTGTGCAGGGTTTCTTGGAAGTAAACGTCAAAAACGACGAGCATTTGGTCCGTGTGGCACAGATTGCACAACGGATTGTGTCTGTCGGGGTAAAGTCCAACGCTTCGTTGGACGGATTATTATCAGAATCAGAAAAAGAAGCGTTACTAAAAGACATCACCACAGAAATCCAAGACCTTCAAGACGATGTGAAGGACTTGGATGATGTTTTTGCGGAGAAGTAAGTGTCGTCATTCGGACCAACCGCATATAATATAGATATCAATCAATTGGGAGCGTCACAGTTCCCACGTTTTTCTATTACGCAACCAACCCCGTATCAGGACGGATTGGTCGAAGATGTCATTTTGAATGAGGCACATCCACAATATGCAGTTGACGGAAGTAATGTGGGTATGATACAAGTACGGTTTATCCCAGGTGACCGTGGCGTTCCAAAGGACAAGTTAAATTGGGCAGCACCGATTGATTCTAGTATACGAGAATATCCACTTAAAAATGAATTAGTACTAGTGTTTTATTCACTAGGACGATTATTTTACACACGAAGAATTAATTCGACCAATAAGACCACAGAAAGTTCTTGGCCAGGATTAAGTCAACGGTTTTCTCCACAAGTACCAGCCGGCAACAGAAGTGA